TACCTTAACTGTTGGTTATGCAGCTACCCCGTATAATGCAGGAACAAAATCAAGTGGTACCTTTACACCAGATGAAGCAAATGGTAATTTCCAATATGGGGTTAACGGAGGTGCCCACACCCTTGCTCCACCGACTAATAATTGTACTATCGTTATTCAATATACAAATAACGCTTCAGCAGGTACAATAACAACTTCCGGCTTTACGATTGTGGTCGGTGATACTTTAACAACAACTAATGGGGATGATTTCATGTTCTATATTACGAAGAATAATGGATTTAGTGTCCTAAATGTGGTGGCCTTGCAATGAGTTTAATGCCAATTTTTTCACCAGTTGTCGGCAATGTCGAACCCCCATACTGGGTTTCAACGGGAACTTTTGCTTCAGGCCAAGGGGTTATCGAGCCCGGTTTACCTGCAGGTGGGACAGTGGATGATTTCTATTTTCTAGTAAACGAATGTAGATCGGACCAGGATGTACGCACTTGCTATTGGTCTAAAGATTATGTTGGTCAAATGACGGAAAAAACAAACGTAACCAATGGCTCTAGAGCACAATTATGGTACGAACATTTTTTAACTGGACACGGTGTACAGGATCATCGTCTTAGCGATTCTGGTAATCACACAAGTGCAAGAGCCATCCTTGTCAGAAATTGTGATACGACCGATCCGTTTGACGGTACACCAACTACAAACACATATGCCAGTTCACTGACTACAACATTTACAGCGGCGGATTTTACAACAACAGTTAAGGGATGTTTACTTTACACTTTGGTTACTGTTGCTAATGATAGGGGCCTATCATCATGGGATTTAGGAACTGAGGTTTTTTCTAATAGTCACACTGCTGGTAATGATGGATCCTTATTTCTTAGTGTCAGAGATGCACCAGATATAGGAACATATTCAGGAGATACTATAACCCTTTCAGCTAGTGCAAATAATTTCACCTCAATAACTTTCGCTTTGCGCCCACCTCAATAAAGACTAAACAAGTTAGGCTATAAATAGAATAAAGAGGAATAAGATGGCAGTCACATCAAGAGAAGAACTTAAAGAATACGCATTGCGCTCGCTCGGTGCACCCGTAATCGAAATTAATGTAGACGATGATCAATTAGAAGATCGAATCGACGAAGCCCTTGAAACTTATTTCGAATATCATAGTGATGGATTAGTTAAGATTTATCTTAAACATCCGATCACAGCTGAAAATATCACTAATGGATGGATTCCTATATCGGAGGACGTGGTATACATATCACATCTATTCCCTATTACCACCTCTTCCGCCGGCACAGGTATGTTTAGTGTAAAGTATCAAATGATGCTGAATGACATGTCTTTCATGGCAGGGCACCAAGGCGCTGATCTAGCCTATTTCGATCAGATGCAACAATACCTATCGCTTCTAGATATGAAGCTAAATGGGCATCCACAAACAAATTTCTCTCGCAGACAGAATAGACTTTATATCCACGGCCTTATTGAAGGTGATGTAAATGTAGGTAGTTACCTTATTGCAGAAACTTTTGAAAAGATTGATGTTGAAGAATTTGCTGAGATTTGGAACGAAATCTGGCTTAAGAAATATACGACTCAATTGTTCAAAAGACAGTGGGGCAATAATCTATCCAAATTCGAGGGTATGGTTCTACCAGGTGGTGTCACAATGAACGGCTATCAAATTATGCAGGATGCTAACGCAGCAATTGAAGCATTGGAAGAAGAGCTCAGATCTACACACGAATTACCCATAGATTTCTTTATAGGATAAATGAATGGCTAGAAATATACATTTCAGCAATGGTGCTGTCTCAGAGCAGAATCTATATGAAGATATTACTATTGAAGCCCTAAAAATCTATGGTAGTGATGTATTCTATCTCCCGCGCGATGTGGTGAACGAGGATAAGATCTTCGGTGCTGATATACAGTCTAAGTACAATTCGTCATGGACGATTGAAATGTATATTGAAAATACTGACGGCTTTGACGGAGAAGGTGATTTATTCACTAAATTCGGTATTGAGATCAGAGATCAGGTAACCTTTATCGTCTCACGGAAACGTTGGAGACAAACCGTTGCTAAATATGATAACGAAATTCAGGGCGATAGACCTTTTGAGGGGGATCTAATATTCCTTCCTATGTCTGGTAAAATGTTCCAGATTATGCATGTAGAGCATGAAAGACCTTTCTACCAATTGAAGAACTTACCCACTTATGCACTACGTTGTGAGCTATACGAATATAGTGACGAAGACTTCGACACCAACAGACAGGATATTGATTCAATCGAGAAATTGGGCTATCAAGTGAATCTATCATTAGGTGATAGTGATGGGGTATATACGGTCGGCGAAACTGTTACTCAGCTTCAAGGTGTCGGATCGATTACTGGTGAAGTTACTCTTTGGAACGATTCTGATAAAATTCTATCAGTCGCTCATCTTGGTCATGATTCAGATCAGTACAGAATGTTCCGCGCCGGATATCCTATCACAGGTACAATTAATACGGACAGCAGATTGGTTCTAACGGTTGAAGACGATCTGGGTGGTGCAGACCCACAAAATCAAGAATTTGAAGACGAGTCTTTAACATTCTTAGATTTCTCAGAAATAAACCCATTTGGTGAACCGCCAAGCAATTAGGAAAACTTATGAAAACTTTTAAAGAACTACAAGAAGTGCTTAGGGATAAAAGATCCTTGAAGAAGTACCTAGATAAATCAACTACCAGTAAATATAGAGCTCAGAATGTCGCAAATCATATGAATAAGGCAGTCAAGGGTGCTAAAAGAGCTTTAGGACATGTTCAAGGTGCTGGGGGTGACGCGGTATCGAAATATTTACAGCCTGCTGCTGATGCCGCAAATGCGGATAATGTTGCCACAAAGAGAAAAAGAGATGCGGGACTGAAAATTGCTCGTAAAAGACTACGCGGACTAGATGCTGCTAGTAAGGCCCGTAAACAGGCAAAAGCCCAGCGCGCCGGAGAAAAAGTAAAAAGTTCGTTGGGTATTCCGAGCATTAAAGGATAAATTATGTTTGGAAATTGGTTTTATCATCAGCGAATAAGAAAAACTGTTGCCACATTTGGCTCACTTTTCAATAATCTAAATGTGGTCAGACACGACGCTGCTGGTAAAGTGATGAGCACCGTTCGGGTACCGTTAGCCTATGCACCTAGAGATAAATTTCTTCAGCGTATACGCGAAAATGCAGATCTAGAAAATGATACCAAAACAGCAGTTCAACTACCGCGCATGTCATTTGAGGTTGTCAACTTTGCCTTCGATCCGGAACGGGCTGTGGCTAAGACTAAGAAGGTTCATGTCGTTAACAGCGAAACCGGTGATAAGAAGCTCATGTATGCTGGTGTGCCTTATAATGTCTATTTCCAGCTTAACATCTATGCAAAAACCCAAGATGATGCGCTTCAAGTAGTAGAACAAATCGTTCCTTATTTTGCACCTCAATACACATTAACTGTAAAACCGTTCGCTGATTATCCTAGCATTTTAGAAGACAATCCGCTGACTATTCAATCAGCCAGTTTTTCTGATGATTACGAAAGCCCTGTAGATCAGCGCAGAACGATTATATATACTTTAGAATTTGAGATGAAAACTAGCTTCTACGGCCCAATCGGTGATTCATCTATCATTAGAGAAGTACAGACCAACTTCTATCTATGGGGAGCAGATAGTGATACCCTCGCAAGTAGATTGACTGTAGTTCCAGATCCGATTGATGCAGATCCGGATGACGATTACGGCTTTACGACGACTAAGATTGATTATATAGGATAAAGTTATGGATAGTGATAATACGGTTAATAGTGATTTTGAAAGATCTAGGGGAGTTTATTTAGATCTAATCTCAAAGGGGCAGGACGCGCTTGAGAATATGACGGATCTAGCTGTCGCGCTAGAACATCCGAGAGCATATGAAGTTGTGGCAACCCTAATTAAAAACATCTCGGATGTGAACGATAAGGTAATGGATTTACATAAAACTCGAAAAGAAATTGAACGCAAGGACCCTGATCAACCTAAACTCGAAGGCCCTGTCAATAATAATCTTTTCGTCGGTACTACTTCTGATCTTCAAAAAATGTTGGATGATAGAAGAAAAACCGTGGATGTGACTCCTAACGATTCTAATGGAACATAACCACCACAGCTATAATGGTAACATCAATGTAAAACGTGATGGAGTCACTCAGAAGTATACTTCATGGGAGATGGAGGAATATTTGAAATGTGCAGATTCCCCACAGTATTTTGCTGAAACCTATTGTAAGGTTATTCATCTAGAT